GCATACCAAGACAATACATCGTTTGCTACAAGTAGAAATACTACATTTATAACAGCAACAGCATACCAAGACAATACATCGTTTGCTACAAGTAGAAATACTACGTTTGCGACAAATACTGCTTATGTAGATAACACATCATTTATAACAGCATATATAGATAACACTACATTTATAACAGCTTATATAGATAATACAAGCTTTGCTACTAATACTGCTAGAAATACAAATACAAGTAGAATTACTGCTTATGTAGATAATACAACGTTTGCAACTTCAACTTCATATACTACAACACAGGCAACAAATACAAGTCGAAGTACTGGATTTACAAACTCAACTGCGTATAATACTTCACAAGCAACAAATACAAGTAGGTCAACAGGATTTACAAATAGTACTAATACTTCTAGAAATACGAATACATCGAGAAGTACCTCATTTGCTACAAATACTTCTAGAAATACGAATACAAGTAGGTCAACAGCATTTACAAATATAACAACTAGAGCAACAGGTGCAGGTTTTCCTACGTCTAGATTTACAGGATATCCAGGCATAAGAATTACTACTTACATAACAATATTTGAAGAGGAGAATGAGGACAGTGAAGGGGAAGTATATTATGAAACAATCACAGAGAATACTTCAAGAACTACAAGTATTATACAACAAGTAATTACTTCTTACTTTACGAGTACTAGTTTCAATACTTCCTTTAGTACTAATACATCTAGAAACACAGCGTTTACTAATAGTACAGGCTTTACAAATAATACAGCTAGAATAACAGCATTTACTAATAGTACAGGCTTTACAAATAATACAAATACAAGTAGGATTACTGCTTACATAGACAATACAAGTTTTGGTACAAGTAGAAATACGAATACAAGTAGAATCACTGCTTACATAGACAATACAAGTTTTGGTACAAGTAGAAATACTAACACTACTCAATCTACAAATACAAGTAGATCAACAAGTTTTACAAACAGTACTTCATTTACAAATAATACTTCTCAAGCAACAAATACAAGTAGAAATACTACACAAGCAACAAATACGAGTAGAAGTACATCACAAGCAACAAATACAAGTAGAAGTACTAATACTACACAATCAACAAGTTATAACACAGTCAGAATATCTAATACAAGTAGGAACACAAATACTACACAATCAACAAGTTATAACACAGTAAGATTATCTAATACAAGTAGAAATACTAACACAACTCAATCAACAAGTTATAACACAGTTAGAATATCTAATACTGCTAGAAGTACTAATACAGTTCAGAGTACTAATACTACACAAGGAACTAATACTACACAATCAACAAGCTATAACACAGTAAGATTATCTAATACAAGTAGAAATACTAATACAACCCAAGGTACAAATACCACACAAGGTACTAATACTTCTCAATCAACAAGTTATAACACATTAAGATTATCAAATACTGCTAGAAGTACTAATACAGTACAAAGTACAAACACTACACAAGGCACTAATACAAGTCAGTCAACTACGTACAATACATTAAGATTATCAAATACTGCTAGAAGTACTAATACAAGTCAGTCTACAACTAGAACTACTACGTTTATTACAAGTACAGCATATGAAGATAACACTTCAGTATCAACAAACACTGCTAGAAGTACGAACACTACTCAAGCTACTACTAGAAATACTACGTTTACAACAAGTACTGCTTATGTAGATAATACTTCACAGTCTACAAGTTACGAGACAGCATATATCACAAGTAGAATTAGTTCAAGATCTACAGGTACAAGTAGAAATACTACAACTACCTTTGCTACTTCACAAGGTACAATTACTACAAGATCGACGGCTTCAAGTAGAGATACTACTACAGTATTTAATACAGCTAGAGCCTCACTAACTAGTAGATCGACTGCATCAAGTAGAGACACTTCAACAGTATATAATACTTCTAAAAATACAGGTACACAAAGAAGTACAGCATCTAGTAGAGATACTTCTACAGTGTTTAATACAACTAAGACTACAGGCACTCAAAGAAGTACAGCATCTAGTAGAGATACTACAACAACATTTAATACTTCAAGACTAAGCTTAACAAGTAGAGGCACTATTACATCTAGAGATACTACTACTACATTTGCTACCACACAAGGTACAATTACAACTAGAAGTACAGCATCTAGTAGAACTACTACATCAGTATTCAATACAACTCAATCTACTATTACTAGCAGAGGTACAGCATCAAGTAGAACTACTGTATCAGTATTTAATACAAACACTACTACAGGTACACAAAGAAGTACAGCATCTAGTAGAGATACTTCTACAGTGTTTAATACAACTACAAGTACTGCTTCAAGTAGAAGTACTGGTACAAGTAAAACTACTACGTCCACTTTCTTAACAGACAGAGGAACGGGATCAAGTAGATCAACTCTTACAGATAGAGGAACAACAACTACGTTTGCGACCACACAAGGTACGGTCACAACTAGAACGACTGGAACGAGTAAAAGTACTACAACCACTTTTAATACTCAAAATGTCACAGGTTCAAGTAGGTCAACAGGGTCTTCCAGAAGTACAGAAACTTCAAGAACGACAGCGTTTAATACAACTACAGGATATGAAACTAGTAGAACAACAACATTTGCTACAGGCAGAACTACTACAACTACTTTCAATACCACAAGAACTACAGACACAACGATCGCAACAGATCATTTAACCACAACAGTATTTAATACATCTACTGTTGTATATGAAAGAACAACAGCCTCACAGGTGGGAACTTTATTCGACACAGAAGTTTCCAGTCTAGACGACTACGGATATTCCTTCTGGGATGGCTCACAATGGAGTGAAAGCAACTAAGAATGAAAAGCGAAGGCGGATTTGAAAAAGAAACAAAGATAACACCAGAATACGTTAACAATAAGATGGAAAGTATGATGCATGCTTTGTATGATTCAATTGAAGAATCAGAAAAGAGAATGAGAAATTTAGAGAAACAAATATTTGACCTAAAAAATGGCACTTAAAAGAAAAGGCAAACCTTTGGAGGCTATGACGATTAAGGAATCTTTGGGAGATATTCCTACTCATTTTATGAAGTCAGGGTCTTCGTATAGACCTATAAAAGATCTAAATACTCTAGAAGCTTTTAAGGAAAGAATTATTGATGACTCTCATAGAGGTGCAAAATTTCAGTACGATATATGGTTTAATACTAATGCTCTCAATACAGTACACAAATGGTTGTATACAGATTTTTTAGGAAACGGTATTTTAATAAGAGTTTCTAGTATTAAAATTAATGATAGGCTAATGGAGTCAATTGTTAAAGACCCTTACTTAGAGATAGACCATGAAAGGTGTGAAAAAATTGTAAATAACTTTCATAATAAATATACTCTAGGTGTAAATGAAAAGTACCATGATAAAGTAATATTTTTACCAGGTACTAACTTAATTACAAAAGGTAGATGTGTACATTGGGGCAGAGTAAGACGTGCTGTTGATAACGGATTTGTAATTAAACCACACCCAATCACTCAGAAAGTGTGGATAGCAAAACTGAAAAAAGACTACGGGGAAGAAAATGTACTCGATAAAAAGGTAGGAGGTTTTGAACTTCTTGCAAACTGCAAAGAGTGTGCAACAATGCCTAATAGCGAAATGGGATTGATGGCACTCATGCTAGACAAACAATTAAGTATGGTATCACATACAAAAGAGGATAGAGAAAAGTCTCTCTTAACTTATGAAAGTATCTACCATGCAATAGCTAACACAAACGCTAAAGAATCTCTAATGAAGATATTCTCAGCAAAAAACTCAGGCATAATCTTTAGTTTTGATGAAGATGCAGAACAACGAAAAGAGCTGTTCCTGAATAACTTTTGGAACATGAAGGTAAAAAACGGATGATAGAACTAGTAACAACATATAAGAAAGATTGGACATTTTTCACTTTAGCTTCTCTACTGAATAAGTCAGGATTTCGTCTGCACTTATTTATACACAAAGAAGACTGGATAGAAAAAGAAGTGTCTTGGATGATAAATAACTTTGAAAACATTAAGATTTATGAATCGTGGTGGAGAGAAGACCATATATCAAGAATGACTTTTCATTTAAAAGACCATTGGAAAGATAAAGGTGGACTTGCTAAGAGAATGATTGTATGGTATGGTAATAGAATATTCAATAGACCAATTGATGAAGGCGATATACCACCAGCAGAGTTCTTCAAATCTTCACTCTCATTTTTAAGTAGAGACTTAGTATTCGATAAAAGTCATTTGGCAAATTATTATGGCATACTTGGTATAGCTACAAAATCTCATCAAAGCATACCATTAGTTGATAAATCAATTGTGGTACTTAACTATGACAGATTGTGTGAGTTTCATGATAAAGATTTATTCTTCATGAATCAAAAGATGCCAGTAAGTAATGGTAATAGACCTGCAGTAGATACTAAATTAATAGCGTGTAAAGATCTTGCTTTCTTTGAAGCACTTACATTCTATAATCATTCATGGTCGCCTTTGTATGTAAATGGAAAGATTGATACATTAGTAGAGCTAGATGCTATAGGAGCAAAAGAACTATTAGACTATAATGTAATGTTAAGAAAGTCTTGGAGTATAGATGTTCAGCACAGATTTTTAGCAAAAGATTATCTAAACTTACAGACAGGCATACAACTATCAGTGCCTTGGGATTGTTATACAAGACTTATAGACCAGATACCACTAAACTTTAGAAACGCTAGATTGAACGAAGTGTTACTAACAAAAACTGCAAAGCAGAAAGCAACCACAGGAAAATTAGTAGAAAGGGGATTTTATTTAGGAAAGGTCTAAGTAACCCTCATTTAAGTCAGTCAAAATTTTCCAATCAATTATTCCTCTCTCATATAAATCAAGCACAATCTCTTTTTCCTTTGGGGAATGGGGATTGCTGTTGATTGTGCTAACAGGAATATGCCAACTGTATGGATTGTTCGCACCTGCGATAATTGGAAGTGCCTTAGAAAAGAAATCAAATCCTACCAATGTAAGAGTAGAAAAATTTGTTTTCTGTAAAAAATATTGAATTGCAATGAAACCTGCTGAAGGCCTTGCACCTGCAGCTACATGGTTCTCCGCTCCAACTAACTTGAATATCGACACAAGCTCTTTGTCCGAAAACATATCAACATATTTAAAACGTATGTCATGTCTATCATCCGCATCGTCTCCCAGATGCACACGAGAACGATTGAATAGTACTTCACAATCTTTTGGAAACTTATTTCTCTTTTTGTATCTTAAAAATCCAGTAACCCAAATATCTGTACGCTCACCAATATTATCAGAATTAGTAGAGTCAGGTATTCCATTACCAAATCTTACAACTGTATCGAAGTTATCTATGTACTCTCCAAGATCATACTGCAGTAACTCAACAGAGTTTCCAACAAGTACTATTGATTTGTTTTCGGTAAGCTTTCGTAAATTTTGTTCCATTCTTGGGAGTATTCCAGGTTGTCATTGATACCATGCCACGGTCCACCGTCTGTAAAGTGAACTGCTTTTGGTTCTTTAAATTGATAGTAATTTACCATGGCATTAAATTCTGCAGGTAAACTACCGATTGAAGTAGCCCATTTCATTTCATGCAACGCACCCGCTGGGGCTTGGTTTACATAGGTAGGAGTTAGCCTTCTACACCTTGTGTTATCGAAATACATTAATGATGACCAGTTTTTCTTCGGATAAGAACTGTTTACTTTCTTATTCATTTTCTTACATGGCACTAAAAAGTCTGGGTGTTGCACACAGTATACATCATGCGTTTCATTTGTATGGTATGTAATCTCTTGCGGATCACATTTCCACATAAAATCACTATCACAGAACAATGCGTTTCCATGATAATCAGATAGAAAGGGTACTAAGAATCTAGTAAAAGCAAATTCTGTACTTTCATTTTGGAAAGGTCTATAGTACTCCTCTATCTTGTCCTTTATTAAAGGTTTAATAGTGTGGCTTCCATTATACTTACGTATGGAAGCCTCACATACGGCATATGCCTCAGGCTGACTAGAGTCGTACCCAATGTATATAACCATTAGTCTTCTTTTAAACTATTACCTAAATCATTGACATATGCTTGTCTTGCTGTTTTTAAAGCTGCAAGTTGATTATCTGTTTCTGCTAATTTAGCATCACAGTAATTTATAGCATGATGTAGTAATTGTTGGTCTTTATTGAAGTTATCGGAATCATGTTCAATTCCATCTATTGTAATTGTTGCCATTAAAATATGTCCTGCCAATTGCCTTGTGTACTACTTTTAGCATACTCTGTAGCACGGTTTTCAAAAAAGTTGGTATGCTCAACTGCGTTTACTTGTGTATCGATCCATGGTAAAGGATTAACACTACTATGAAATATAGCTTTCATACCTAAACCTAATAGTCTTCTGTCAGCAATATATCTAATATATTCTTTAACTTCTTTTGCTGTTAAGTCGGGTATTTCTGCTTTGTCAAAACAAATATCAATAAACTTGTCCTCTAGTTCTACTACTCTTTCAGCAGCGCAATAGATTTCATACTTTAGTTTATCTGTCCATATTTCAGGGTTCTCTGATATGAATGTTCTGAAAAGTTTTGATACATTTTCTACATGAAGCGTTTCATCACGAATACTCCAAGTTACTATCTGTCCCATGCCTTTCATAAGGTTATGTCTAGGATAGTTTAATAGTATAGCGAATGAGGAGAACAACTGTACTCCTTCTGTAAACCCACTATATACTGCCATAGTTTTGGCAATATTGTGAGGAGTGTCCATACTAAAATCGGATAAGTACTCATGCTTCTCCACCATCTCTTGTATATCCATAAACTCTTGATAGATATCATCAGATTTACCTAATGTTTCTAACAAAGATGAATATGCGTCTTGGTGTACTGCTTCCATAGCTGCAAATGATACTAACATCATTCTTACTTCTGGTGCTTTGAAAGTAGGAAGATAGTGTTTAGCATATCCACAGCAAACATCTACGTCTGCTTGTGTAAAAAATCTAAATATATTATCTACTAACTGTCTATTGTCCTCTGTAAGATTTTGATTATAGTCTTTAATATCATCAGCCATAGTTACTTCTTCAGGCATCCAATGCATCTGTTGTTGTTTTTTGTAGGCTTCAAATGCCCACCCGTAATCAAACGGTTTGTAATATTCTCTTTCTTTTAATAAGTTTGCCATTTATCCCTCGCAACTTAGACAATCTGATTGCTCAAAGATTATCTCTCTTTTAGCTTGATTAGATACATTATCAGCTCTACTGATAGCTTCACTTCTCAAGTAATATAATGTTTTTAAATTTTTAGCCCATGCTAACATATGTACATTATGCAAGTCTGCTTTATTTACATCAGGTGGAAAGAATAGATTTACACTTTGAGACTGACAGATAAACTCTTGTCTGACTGAAGCGTGTTCTATTACCCACGACTGATTTATTTCTACAGCTGTTTTAAATACATCTTTCTTCCAATCGTCTAGAAAATCAAGATGTTGTACACTTCCTTTGTTTGCAACAATAGTAGACCAAGTTTCTTCATACAGTTCAGGACTAACTTTTTCTTTGATAAGTGCATCTAAGAATTTATTTTTTACTAAGTTACTTCCTGTTTTTGTTTTCTGCGTATAAGCATTAGCTCTGAAAGGTTCAATACTTGGACTCGTATTACCGCATAATATACTAGAACTTGCATTAGGAGCTATCGCTAATAAATGAGCATTTCTTACAGAAGCTGTATCATCATCAGGACATGCACCTTTTTCTATTGCAAGGTATCTAGTAGTTTGGTCTGCTTTGTGTTTGATGTGTGAAAACATCTCCATATTTGTACCACCCGCTAGACCGCTTTCAAATGGTATATCATTTTTCTGTAAATACGCATGGAATCCCATTGCACCTAATCCTACGCTTCTCTCCCTTTGCGCACTAAACTTTGCTCTTTCGAGTTGGCTTGGCGCATTGTCGATAAAGTATGTTAGTACATTATCTAGCATACGGATTAAGTCAGGGATAAATGACCCATGGTCTTTCCATTCATCATAGTACTCTAAATTTACACTAGAAAGACAACATACTGCTGTTCTTTCTTCGTCAGTAGCAAGAGTAATCTCACTACATAAATTACTGTGATGTACTTTTAATCCTTTTCTTTTCTGAAAATCTGGTAAATCATTATTAACAGCATCTTCAAACATTAGGTAAGGTTCACCTGTTTCCATTCTGTTTTGTAGTATTTTTACCCATAATGCTCTAGCACTTACGGTTTTAACTACTGCTTTTGTATGAGGATCTATTAAAGGCCAACTGTCGTCAAAATCTTTTTCTTTTGTTGCTTTATGGATTAGCTCCATAAAAGAGTCAGGTACAACCACAGCATGATGAAGATTAGTAAACTTCCTATTAATATCTCCCCCCGTGGGTTTTCGTCCATCTAAGAACTCCTCTATCTCGGGGTGTGACATATGTAGATATCCTGCGTAACTACCCCGTCTAGTTACTCCTTGGCTAAATGCCAACATCTCAGCATCTACAACTTTTATGAAAGGGACAACTCCAGTACTTTCTGAGCCTTTTGATGTCTTTGTTCCAGATGAACGAACATCACTCCAAGTACCTCCGATACCTCCTCCGAAAGAAGATAAGAAAGCATTTTCCGTAAAATGTTCGGTTATGCCCTCTCTACTATCTTCTACATAATTTAAAAAACAACTTATCGGTAATCCTCTACGAGTACCCCCATTTGATAATACAGGCGTAGCAAACATAAACCATAGATTACTTACGTAGTCGTATAATCTTTGGGCATGAGCTTCATCATCCGCAAAACATTCTGCTGCACGAGCAAAAGCTTCTTGAGGTGATGTTTCACCTGGTATCATGTATCTATCTTTTAGAGTTGCATGTGCGAACTCATCCAAGAGAGAATCTTTACTATAATCTATCTTCACTGACATAATTTTCTACCAATCCTATAATTTCTTGTCCATGTCCTAGCACTGCTGCATCGACATCGTATGTTAAATCCATGAGTTTTACACCAGCTTCTAGTCCTTCTGCACCGAAAGCATTTAAGTTTTCTATGTATTTGTACTTACCCTCTAGTGGCAAACTCGCCATAATATCAAAGACGTCTCCATACTGCTCAATCAATTGAGTTGCACGTTTTGGTCCGACACCATCTACACCAGGAACATTATCTCCCTTATCTCCTGTCAACGCCTTGTAAGTCAAGTAGTAGTAAGGATCAAAGTCATAATGCTCATCCCAGTTTAGTAGTGTTGTTTCTTTTCTTGTTACAGTCGAAAAGCGACTGACTTTTTCATCGACTAGTAAATCCCAGTCTTTGTCTGATGATATCATCCATATCTCATCTACACCTATGTTTTCTCGGTTTTGGCATATAAGTGCGGCTATATCATCAGCCTCTACTCCAGCATACTTTAGTGTAAGATAACCCTTACGTTTTAAAGTAGACATAGTAGTAGAAAACTCCGCTAAGAACATTTCAAATTCTTTTGCTTCTTCGGGAGTTTGTTCTGCATATCGTTCCTTACGATTTGCTTTGTACTCTGGATCGATAGACTTACGGTAATTACTACCGCCATCGCCTAATACGACTATCTCTCCACAGTTATAGGACTTTGCCAAAGATTGTACAGTTCTTACATATTCATGCTCGAAGTCTGTAGTACCTTGGTGTTTCCATCGAAAAGCTAGATTGAGTCCGTCAACAATCAATAAGTTCCCATTCGGGATTGGCTTTCCATGGCTCGTAAATTGTATCGCCATTTGTAAATTTTACCTCTTGTGTTTCTAAAAATTTATCAGCAAGAGTGACATAGCACCCTAGCCAGTTTATGTACATATGTTTTTTGTAAAGTGGCTTTCTTGTCGTTGCCACATACCACTGTGAGTGGTTTTCTTTGAAGATAAGTAAAGGCTCTTGGTTCATCTGTTCAGATTGTTTACAAAGCTTAGACCACCAATTCACAAATACGTTACTCTTTTGAGTGAATACTTTGTGATTGAATCCCATATCTTTATAATGTTTAATCTCTATACAGAAAAGGTTTTTCTTGTGTTCTACCATCAAGTCCCCTTTTATTTTACCAGAGCCACTACCAGGAGTCTGTACAAACTCATGACCAGTAATTCTTTTTAACATAGCTGCAGCCTTTATCTCTGCATCATGACCCTTACGTCTACTATTAACCAATCAACTTCTCCAGTTCTACATAGCCACCGATATGTTTATCGTCTACTAGTATTTGTGGAAATGTTCTTGCTCCAGGAAACTTATCCCGAATATCAGCCGCAGAAAAATCTTTGCCAATCATTTTATATGATACCTCTGTTACTTCATCTACATGGTCAGCTAAGAACTTAGCCTTCTTGCAGTAAGAACAGTTTGGTATACTATAAATCTCTACTTTCATATTTTCTCCAATATTGTATATTATAACAGGTTTTTCAACTCGTGTCAAGAACTAAATTATTCCCCGATGTTTTGAGTAGTTATCTTTGCTTTCTTTTCTGCCTTAGCAAGACTATCTTTAATATCTACTTTTCCATCTTTGTTTACGTCGTTGCCGACTAGTATATTCCACCATTTGGTTATGAATCTAAACATGATATATTATCCTCTTTTATTATTTCTATTTTTTCTAGTAGTGGATGTGTCCAACCATGAGACACTAGATACGTATTTAGTCTCTCTTCTTTTAATAGAACTTCTACTACTTTTTCTTTACCTTGCTCATCTAAGGCTTGATTGACCTCATCTAAGAACAAGACATTAATTTGACTTCTACTAATAGATGTCATAAGTTTTCGTATTGCAACTAATGTCGCAATATTCACTCTTGCTAGTTCTCCACTAGATAGAGCTAGTATGTCAATAATGTTTCCATTATCTGATACTTCTACATTTAGTTTGTCGTTAGTAACAACAAAATTGATACTAAATCTACCATCACTAAACTCTGCTAGATAATCATTTGTCATAACTTCTAGTTCTTTCACTAAAGATTCTATTTTGTATGCCAATAATCCGTTGGTAGAAAATGCTTTCTTAAGCGTTTCAAGTGCCGCCAAGTGTTCTTCTTTACCTGATAGTTCAGATTGAAGTGCATCAAGCTGACTTTGAAACTCCGCAGTTTGTTCGAGTATAATTCCAACTCTTGTGTTATGTCGTTCTCTCTTTTCATTTTCGCTAATTACTTCCTGAAGAACCGACTTAGCACTGGTAATTTCTTCACTAAGTTTAGAAACTTGCTCTTGTAAGTCATCTTCTGAGAGGACTGTGGTCGTGAGGTTGTGGTCGATAGACCTGTAGAGGTCTTCCCAATTCTCCACTTCTCTTTCGGCTGTCCTATATATCGCATTTTGTTCCTCTAGTCTTTGCAGCTTTCTTGCCGCTTCCTGTGTGAATTTTTCACAATTATCTCGTCTTTCAGTATGTTCTTTTATCATACTATTTACAAACATTTCATTAACTTCTCCTTCACACGTTGGACAAACCATATCGTCTAAGGTTAGTAACTTTTGATATTTTGTAAGCATTCTCTCTTCATGAACCATCTCAGACTTCCAAGTTGCTACAGAAGAAACAGCATCATTAGTATCTTTTTCTTCTTCGTATTTTGCAAGTTGTCTTTTGTACTCATGCAAATCTATATCAGCAAGCTGGTGTTTAAGTTGATTATTGAGATTTATTTTTTTATTCTTTTCAGTGATATTTTCAAGTTCTATTAATAAAGAACGTAAAGACTTCTCATTCTCTTCCGAGTAAAATGGTAAATCTTTTTTATCAAGTATGGAACTATCTTCGAGAATATTATCTTCTAACCATTTTGAGATAGTTGCAAGTTTCGCATTGATGACTGTAACATCAGCTGAATTTGTCCTTACAGCTTCCTTAAATGTCTCAAAGAAAGAAACATAGTCGTCAAGTTTCAATAGGTCAATTAGGAACTTCTTTCGATTTGTATCTGTGGCAGTTAAGAACTGCAATGATGCATTAGTATTTTGATATACTAACTGTGAAAAAGTCTTAAAGTCAATACCTAAAATGTCACCCAAAGTTTTGTAAGTATTAGAAGCTGTATGTGAAGATATATCCTCACCATTTTTCGTTAGCTTACACTTGAGTGTAGAACGCCGTATAACAGTAATGTTATATACGTCAGTGTCCACAGTAAAATCAAGGCTAATATCGTACCCTTTGTTAACATATCTATTTGCTATATCCGCTTTCTTTACATTTTTACTATTTTTGTTAAATAGTATTTCTTCTAATATTAAAGGTATAGAAGATTTACCTACTCCATTAGTACCGACTAACTGTGTTAAAGTCGACTCTGATAGATTTAATTCATTGTCCTCTCCATACGAGAAGCAATTATCCCATTTCAGTTTTTGTAGAATAATCATTAAAAACTCCCATTAATTTTTTTACTTTTTCATCATCAAGAGACAGAATCTCTTTCAGATATACACTTAGTTCATCTTCCATTGACATCTCGTTAGTCAAGGTTAATGTTGCATCTGTCTGTCGTTTAACGACTTTTTTGTCAAGTAGATCGGAGTTCTTGACTTGTGCTAAGTCTTGTACATCTCCTTCTATTTCATAGATAGTATGATCGAAGTCTGTTTGTACCATCTCATTCGGATCGGTAACAGTCTTTCTAATTAACTGTGGTAAGTCAAATTCATGCCATGTCCAATCCCAACTGTTATCTATAATTAGATACCCCGTTTGGACTTTGTTTCTATGGAAAGATGTGGTCATTGGTGAGCCTGGATATACAATATTTCGTTGAGTATTCTCGTGAGCATGTAAGTCTCCTGCGTACACTGTTGTGAACTTATCAAATCTTTCTAAATCTACTTCTGGTATAACATGCGGTGGTATTTCGCCACGCACGTGGGTGAATAGATACTTTGCATCTATATTTTCTATACTATTCTTTCTGTGTAAGTCTGCATAAGGCAGTATACACCAGTCATCTTCATAGTATGTTTCCGTAATCACACTTACTAGTGGGTTAAGGTCGTTTGTTACTCTTATTAGATTATCAAAGAAAGTATTATTTTTTCTAGTGGCTTCATGGTTGCCATCATATATAATTGTTCTTACATTTGCTTTTTTAACAAAGTCAAAATATAAGGTCAATTCATCCATAGAAGGGACTCGATCAAACAAGTCCCCGCCTATGATATGAAGTTTAACTCCATGATTTTCTACTGCTTCCTGTACTTGTTCAAAGAACATCTGATATCTTGTACATGCCCAAGAGCGTGGTACATTCTTCTGTCCTAGCTTAATGTGCCAGTCTGCTGTATATAAAATCATGAAACGTCAAACTCACTTGATACATCCTCAGGAGTTTCACCACCTTGGTCGTTAACTCTTCTGAGTAATTCTAACTGTGCATCTGCAGTTGGTCTAGTAAGAACGTCATCCATTGACTTAAGATTAGCCACTAGATCCTTCTCCCAGTCCTCTAGTTCTCTAGCTTTACACTTTAGAACTGCTAACTGATACTCGACATTAAATACTTGTGGGCCAGTCTTCTTTCTTTTGAAATGAATGTCGTAGCCTGTAACTGGGTCGGTTGGATCTCCCAACTCTTCCATAGCTACTAGTACTTGGTCGAATAGTTTTCTTTTTAAGTTTAAAACTTTAACACTTTTATCAGCGTAGTCAATGCACTGAATGGCATAAGACCATCCACATTTTAAGTCTGGGTAAAAGTCGCGAACATGGTCATGTTCTTGATTGTTAAAGGTTTCTGAGTTTCTATCAAAAGATAGGCACTCCATAGGAATGTTTTTTCCATTTTCCCCTTTAATCCAATAGACGTACCTAGGTAATAAGTCACCCACCAATCTTACATGATGGTCTTCTTTACCTGCGTAGTTATAAGTTTCGATTTTTTCTTTTTGGGCTGAGCCCTTTGTTGTATTAAAGCCAATAGCCATAATTTATCTCCATGTCTCCTCGAATAAAAAGTGTACCCTTCCATCTTTTAACTCAAGCAGTCTGTTTTTAGTTATAATTTCTTCTGATATCGGTGACATCAGAAAGTCTAGTGTGGTGTCTTTTGTATTCACATAGTCGTGATAGTTACGGAACGATGCGACACCTGCATACTCCGCCACTTCTTTATCACTCAATGCGCGTCCGTGTTCTAACAAATCCTTTGGGTTTAGGATATAGCTAGTACCACCGAACTGATACTTGTAAAACTTAAAAGTTTTATCATAGTAATTTTTTGGTTTAATCTTGTAAGTAATTATACGAAGAATCTGGATTATTTCACCAATGTCTCCTTTGCTTACTTTCATTATCTCATTCCAATTAAATAGTAACATATTATACCAACTTTTTAAACTCGTGTCAAGAACTATTTTTCTCAGCTTCATTCCCACCAGCTGTACTTAGATTATCATTACCTAGTTGGGGGTCACTGCCTAGCTGTTGCTTAGTGATTTTACCAACGTCTTCAGGAGCGAGAGTAGCATGTACTCCAGCCTGTGCCATATCAGCTAGTTTACCTTGAAAGATGTGCGTACCACAATGCATTAATTCTATCATTGGTAATGCATAGATGTCTATTCCCATATCTCGTACTACTTCTGAGAACATATAATCTTCACTAAGATATCTGTTTTGATGATTGATTATACAATCAAAGTATGCCATAATCTGTTCACCTGGTTGAAACTCTCCTTCTCTCAAGTGATCTGGAGTGTACAATCTTTCAGGATGATGCTTGTCATATTCTTCAAAGACAGACCTATGTATAAACATAAATCCTGTTGCACCTTCTTTAATTTTTACTGGTTCGTAGATAGGAGCTTCTCCATTAGGGTACTCTTCCACTAAAGGATTAAATACCATATCTCCAGCTACTTTTTCTAGCCCCATTGGGTCATTATCATAAGCACCTGATTTAGCTGCATGTAATACTTTCTCCCAAGCTATTGTCTTTTTAGGGTACAACGCACAGAATACTTTTAACTTTTCTGGGTTTTCTGTTAGTAAATGCCACATGTATATTAAGTCCATTGCATTCCATGCTATATCACTATCTATGAATAATAAATAGTCTGCATCACTTTTCAAGAAGTTAGCCACACAATAGTTTCTAGCTCTTGTTATAAGGGACTCATTGAACATGTAATAAATTTGTAACTGTAATCCATGTTGCATACATACAGATGTAGTGTCCATCAAAGATTTTGTGTACAAACCATGACACATACCGCCATACATAGGTGTAGCTAAAAATACTTTATTCTTTTGCATTTTCGGTACATTTAGCTGTATTGTTTTCTTACTCATAGTATATTTACCTCGTAATCTTGTTTCATATAGTAGCCCAATCTTGCATTTGCTTGACGAGCTGCCGTTTTTCCTTTGAGATGAATGTCTACAACTACAGGTTGTTGTTTACCTTCTTTATCTCTTATTACTCTACCTATTAGCTGTGTTAGTAAAGGTTCATTATTTATTGGTGTACCCAGCACTAAACAACTTAGATCGTTTAATGATATACCTTCAGAAAAGATTGATTGAGTACCAAAGAGTATGTTCTTATCCTCTTTGATTTGATTCATTACATCTTCTCTTTCAGTAAACTCCATATCTCCTGTTATGGAAACTGCTTTATCGCCGCACAATCCTGCACAACTTTTTAAGAAAGCTACTCTATCAGACACTACTAATACTTTATGCCCTTCTGCAGCATACTTTGCAGCAATCATACTTACACTATGTACATATTCTTCATTATATGCAAGATGATTTATTCGTTCTGCCCAAGGTGTAAACGCTCCATCTAGGAAACGTATATCGGACTTAATTACATGAATCTTAGGAATCATATAGTTTTCTTTTGGTGGTATATGTACATCATTACCGAAGTAATCTCTGAATACCACATGTCGTCCGTCCTTTCTTTCTAGTGTTCCTGATAAGCCTATCTTATTCAAAGCTGGCATTTCATCTACTATTCTAGTAAAAGTTGGACTACTGACGTGATGCATTTCATCTAAAATCACAGTTCCGAATTCCTGTTTGATGTCGTCCATCTTGCGGTATAAACTCTGAATATTCCCAATAACTATTGGAGACTTAGTATCAAAGCTACCTGATCCGATTCTGCCTGCCTTGATTCCAAAGCAGTTTTCTACGTCTTTTTCCCACTGATTTCGTAGGGTGGTTGTATGAGTAACAACCAATGTTTTCTGACCTAGCTTCTTCGCTATAGCTAAAGCCGTTATTGTCTTTCCCCAACTTACCCAAGCGTTAACTATACCATTGCCTTGGATTGCGTCATGTACCCTTTGCTGGCTTGGTCGTAAAGTAAACTTGAAGTCAGGAAGTTCTACAGGCGAGGTTACGCGCTTGTCGATTATTTCGTAATCATCTGGTATTAAATCCGTTCTTCCCACAGGTATAGAAATTAAACCTTCTTTTATCCATCGTACTGTTTTAAATACGATAGGTGGATCTTGTGGCATCCTAGGGGCTATCGTGTAAGTTAGCTCCTTTTCGATGTCCGAACTTGTTTTTGTATCTACTGAGAGGTAGATTCTGTTTGATAATACTGCCTTCATAGATTCGAGATAAACTCCAAATCTTGTAGCTTCCATAGTCTAGTCAGCTCTTGATGATTATTGTCCCAGGGCGATGACCACCCTGTTTTGTTTCTTCTATCACGAACATGCTTTGGCAAATAATCTGCCATAACTTCTCTTAATAAATATTTATATGTTCCAATCTGATGGTCGGGGTGTGTTTTGAACTTTACTCCACTTTCTATACTTAGCATGTATCGTACAAAACTTTGGGAAAGAAACACTGGTCTGCTTTCCATTCCCCACATACCACAGGTTTGATCAGTTGTGAGTATATTCTGTTCTGATGTACTCACTAAGTCATACCAAAGAGCATTGTTTTTATAGTCTGTTTTACTAAATATCTGCCTTGGAATCCACTTTTGTTTTGAGGCATAGTGATCTATTGTTTCTTTATTGTACTCATCATTATAATATCTATCATGATGTTGATAGCCTGTAAATAATTCATCCGCACTATCTCCAGTTAGAACTACTTTACACCCGTCACGGCTTGCTGCTTTGCATAAAGAGTACCTAGGTGCTGTTCTATTTCTATCCACCCAAGGAAAGTGAGTATGTGCTAACCACATTCTATGATAATGATGTACGGAACTATAGTCTAGTTTTACAACTTTATATGGCACTCCCCACTCTTGACAAGTTTTGATTGCCATCTTTGCTTCTTTACGAAATCCATCATGGTCATGCACAAGCCCACCTTCTTTTCCATAATCACAAATGTAAGCGGTTAAATCTATATTTGTATCTTTTAGTATGCCTAAGGCACAAGTGCTGTCTAAACCTCCGCTAAGAAATATAGCAGTTTTCTGTTTAGTATTCGCTACTTTCTTTATGCTAGTTATTAAGTTTGTTTTGAATTGGTTTATATTTATATTTGAGTTACCAATTGTAAAGTTGCCCCATAAGTTTCTTCTTTCAATATTAAGAGTTTCTAAGTTTAATTCCCATATTTGTCCAGGAGCTACTTTAATTATATTAGTATACGGACTAGCGTTGCCTAACCATAGGGGATTATTCATATACATATGATGAGTCTTAGTATTATTCTGTTTAAAATGTATACTTCTTAGACTTGTACTAACTGTTAAATCTTTACCCTTTTTGTATATCCACAAAGGTTTTGCACCAAAATGATCTCTTGCTATAATTAATTTGTTTTTCTTTTTATTATAATACACAAAAGAACCGTGCCAATCTGTATTCGCTATAAATCTATATCCAAATAAGTCTAATCCATTTCCTAAAAAGGCAGTATCATTATCAATATTAGAATCATACATCTCTCCATTAAAAACTAAGATGTTGCCCTTCTTAGTTTTGAATGGTTGTATTTGATGTGTTCCATTTACGTCTAACAATACATGACCAAAAGCTAACTTTTCGTCTTGCCAGTAGGAATGGTCAGTTGGACCTCTATGCTTTTGTCGCATAGTCATATGTTCTATATCATTTTTTCGTGTTGTTACTACGAATCCGCACATTTTCTTTGTTCCTTATTTTGTAGCCACATGACTAAACTTTTCTTTTGTCCACTCCCTAAAGGCGTAACTCTATGCATTCTATTACTAGCATAGAATACTGCAGCTTTATATGGTAAGTGTATTTGTTCATCTTTTATTTGAAACTCTGCTCCTGTATATTCATGGTCTTTTGATAAATTTACAGATACAGATACTGTTGCAATATTAGGTTCTGCATGCCACTCAAGTCCTTGTCCTGGAGTATGATAGTGCATTATATGACCAAAAGTGTATTTTTGAAAATATAAAGTCTCTGCAAATTCTTTTTCTGAAAGTTGTTTTACTTCATCCATAAACTTGTAATGACTTCTAAGAGTGTAATAATTTCTATCTACTTTCTCATTCTTTTTACCTGTAACTAGGCTTACTTCTAGACTATCATTATTACTTGCATAGTCACAGTACGTTCTGAAAAAGTTAGCTTGGTCTTCCGTAAAGAAGTTTGATATAATCATTATCATGTGTTATCACCATCTTTATATTGGATTTGTGATTTATCAAATAATCTATTTGCAGTTCTCTGCATTGAACGTTCCATCCAACGATTTATTATAATTGAAACCCATTGTCTTAATTTACCCATTATTCTACCACCGTAAAAGTTTGTATAGTATCTATCTCAATATCTTCCCACTTTTGGAACTCTACATCATAGCAAATTAACTTATCTCCCTGTTGATTTAGTACATGGTTTGGTACTTTCATATACTTCTCACACAGAGTATATTCTCTATGATGTATTTTTCCTGACTTTAAACTCTCAAAAGTTACGAGTACTATGCTTGTTTCTAATTTTCTTCTTAGTTTATTTATATCCATTAAATTTTTCTCCATGTATCTTTCTTTTGTTCTTCACAATATTCCCATATCTTCCAAGGTATTCCTGACTTATACAATAAGCCTGCCCAAGAGTTTCCATCTTGGGGAGGCCTTGCTTCTACAAAAGGAAAAGGTACATCTTTTAGCCAAACAACTGCGGCTATGTCTTTCTTTTCAACTTTTCTTATTTTATGGTATTTAAGAGTTGCTGTTTTTGTTTTCTCG